CAGATACGGCACCGACACTAAAGCGGCACAACCAGAAAAAATCCCCTGCAAGCGGTAGGCGCTAAGTTTCATTGTGAATTCTTTAGGGACAGCCTGGAGCTTTCGGCATTCATTAAAAAATCCGAGATAAAGCGCCACACTGCTATCGTCAATAAAAACGGATGCCTGGTTTAACAGATCAAAGTAGGCGATATCTGTCCAGAGACAGGGATACCAATCTGCACTGACACCATCAAAGCAGAAATAGGTCTCGCCATATTCAATGGTAGCAGGATAAACCCCTTGATTATTGGGGAAATACATGGTCCAGACGACCTTGGTGGTCGGGTGCACTTCGCTGACTCGGCTATTGGAATAATCCCAGATGTGTTCAACCCCTTCTGCAGCTGAATTATGATAGGTTTGTCCATCAGAGGTGACAACGGTGCCTTCTTCATAAAAGAAATCATTAACCAGATCTTTGGCATAGTGCATCCGTAGATAGCCGATTCGCCCTTGTGCTAAGGCTTCCCATTGGCTTTTAGCCCAGACCATATCGGGGTTGGGCTGCCAATGAAAATCGCTTTCTTCCGGCCAAACCACTCGGTCATTTATCACTGCTTCGATAATCGTCAGTCCATTTGCTTTGAGGCTTTCAATCTCACGGCCGTTAAATTTAATTCCCATCGCTTACCTCATCTATCCCGATACATACTTCAGGTACAAGGTGTTCGCATCCATCACTTCGGGGTATGCTTCAACACAGAGCCATTTTTGACCACCAAAGTATTCATTCATATATTCATTCACCGCTGGGGGGACGGTTTTATCAATTGCTTCTTTGATATCCTCCGTTTTAAGCTTGGTAATGGTGGATTCAAAATCGGTGGAGACCCGGCCTAACTCAGCAATGTTCTTTTCCGGAGTATCAGGGTAGCTGACCAGCTTAACAATCTGATGCTCCACTTCAAGGCCACGGATGCGGTCAATCAGCGTGACCTTATCGCCAATGGCAATGCTGAGATTTCCATAGTCATCTGGTAACAGACTGGCCAGATCAACCACCGATGCGGTGTAGACCCGATTGGGGATGGATAAACATGCTACTTTTTTCTGAGCTGCTGCCAGCAGTTCTTCCTTTAGCTGATAGCGTTCATCCACCCAGACCTGGGTAATGACCTTACTGGTATATTGGTAATTTTCGACATAGGCTTTGCCGCCGTTGATATCCTCAAAACTCAGTCCGTCTTTGCCAAAGGCATACAAGCGAGTGACCAGATCAAAGCTGTCACCCCGAAGCTCGCATTCTTTGATGTTGAGCTCATCGGAAAAATGAACACCTTTGTTGGTGTAACCTTGGGTCGTCGTGACGCGGATAATCTTCCCGATACAATCATAACGAAAAATCACACCGAATGTTTTTTCAGCCAGTCGCAGCAGATCCAGGGTGTTTCCCGATTCCAGAGATACTGTTTTTGTGGCGGTGATAGTCTCAGCACCAGTAAAAGACCAGCCCGTCCCCGCAAGCAGCTGGGTCAAAAGTCCAGTTAGGGTGATCTCTTCTAATAGAAACTGATGATAACCCGCCACCATAAAGTCCGATAAATCCAAACTGCTCCCAATGATGGTGGTTTGCCCCCGTTCGTCGATGCTTTTTATGACGTAGCGGTTGTCATCGGTTTGAATCAGGTTTTCTTCAATCAGATCTTTATACAGCGGGTGTTTGACATAGATTTCAAATGACAAGGTATCTTCGCCGGTTTCCAGCAGTTCCGTGATATAACAATTATCCAGCTGGTCCAGTTCACCAATCGGAGTTTTGTTTTGATTGAGTAAGCTTAATATCATCATTTCACCTTTTTCTATCCTGCGGCTAGAATCACACAGTCAAAAACAAAAACAGCACTATAATGGCGGCTTGAGATTTGATTGATCTGGGTGCTCACTAGCATACAGTCAAAGCTTTGGCCTTCGATAAAGCGATTGTTAATGGTCATCACACATTTTTTCAGGGCTTTTTTTAACGCTTCAATATCGGTGAGTTTGCCGTTTTTAAAATAGCATTCCAGCGCCAGCTTGCTGAATCGTTCTTTGGTTTTAAAATAAATCGGCTTCGCAGCATTTTCCGGCCAGAAATAGGATGGGCTGTAATCACCCGGCGTATAAAGACTATTGGCATAGGTCGCTTTGAAGGTTGATAATACTACCGGTCCACTGCTATTGTTAATGTCGCATACTGCCATTAGATTTTACCTCCTCGTAAGCTAAAGGCCAGATCTCGTGAAACAATCGGGGTGATCGAATGACCCACGGCTTTTTTGTCCAGCTCGACGGTGGTGTAGATGTAAATTGGTGCAGCACTGCCACCATCCAGCATACCATTTGAGCTGTTTCCCGCTGAAGTTCTCCCGGTTACCCCGTTTGATTGGGTACTCACATCCAGTGTGGTCGGGATGGCACCGAGCATATCCCGGGTGACCGCCGCCATTTTTCTGACAAAACCAATCCCAACGCCAGCACCCATGTTTTCTCCAATATCCGCATACACTGTCGATGGTGAGTGCATCCCTAAGAGATTTCTGACACCGTCCGTAACGCCACCAAAGAAACTGGTGACCTTATCTGAAAGCCACTGTCCCATGGACATGATCCCGTCCCATAAGCCTTTGACGATGTTGATCCCCACATCATAGATCGCCTCAGCTGCCTGTCCTAGACCGCTCACGAGAGCGATAATAATTTCTGGCAGCGCAGCAATCAGTGTGGGAATGGCGGCAATCAGTCCGGTGACCAGGGATATGATTAAGTTAATACCGGTTTCGATAATCAGCGGCAGGTTATTGACAAAGTAGTTGATAAACGAATTGATCAGCTGGGGCAGTGCTTCAATGAAAATCGGTAAAGCATTGATCAGTCCTTGGGCTAATCCTGTGATCAAGGCTAAGGCCGCTTCAATTAACAGCCCTGCATTATCCATCAGGGTTTGGGCCATCAGGATGACACACTCGACGATCTTTGGTACCAGTTCTGGCAGCGCCTCAGCGATCCCGGTAATCAGGGTGGCTACCATCACCATGGCGCTTTCTAATATTGCCGGAAGATTATCCAGAATCCCCTGAGTGAGAGCCAGCACCAGCTGCAGGGCGCCATCGGTTAATTGGGGTAAGGCCGAAATCAAACCTTCCAGAAGGGTGAAGATCAATTGATTGGCAGTATCAATCAGCATCGGCAGATTAGCAAGAAGGGAACTGCCCACCGCACCAATGATATCCATCCCGACTTGCACCACGGCTGGCATGTTACTCAGGACCATATCGGCAATCCCGCCAACGGTGCTACCAATGACCTGAGATATTTTGGTAAAGTCGCCACCAGCATCTTGAAGGCCTTTGGTAAAATCGCCAAGCAGACCCACACCCTCATCAGCCATGATCTGAAGCTGCGGCAGTAACACCGTGCCAAGGGCGTTCTTGGCCACATCGCTGCCAGCTTTTAAGCGCTGGACACTGTCGTCAAATTTCCCCAGCTGGGCCAGGGTTTCATCACTGAGGACGGCCCCCATCCGTTTGGCTTCGTCGGTAAGCTCAGCAATGCCCGCAGATCCTTGAGCGATCAGAGGATTAAGATCCTGAGCCGATTTCCCGAAAATCTGCATAGCCAGGGCATCCCGTTCCGCCCCTTCTTCCATTTTGCCAAGCGCATCGATGGTTTCCCAATAAACATCTTCGCCACTACGCAGGGAACCATCAGCATTGGAGACGGCTATACCTAATCGCCCATAGGCTTCAACCATATCGGCTGAACCATCCCGGGCTGAAGACATCGACCGGATCTGTTTGGCCATCGAGCCAGTGAGTGTTTCCATTGAGACATCCACCAGCTCTGCGGCATATTTGTAAGCCTGCAGGCTTTCAGCTGATACTCCGGCGACGGTAGCCGTCGTCAGGATTTCATCGGCATAGGCAGCGGCACCTACTGTCATATCAGTTAAAGATTTGGCCGAGGAAACAGCTGCGGCACCAACGGCGACAAAGGCTGTGCCCATGGCAATGCCGATGCCTTTTAAGGTCCCGCCTAACGCACTAAATTTACCGCCGGAATTTTCTGCTTTGTTAGCAGTGTCATGGAGGGACTTGCCAAACTGCTCGGCCTGTTTTTCAGCATCATCAAACTCATCTGCTATTTCAGTCAGAGCTTTTTCATTCTGTTTGATTTCATGCTCTAGCCCATTGAGATGCGCCTTGGCGTTATTGAGTTGGATCGCCCAGTTTTGGGTGCGCCGATCATTCTCACCAAAAGAGGTGGCGGCATTGTCCAGAGCTTTTTCTAAAGCCTTGACCTTATCCTTCTGGGCATCCATTTCCTTGTTGAGTAATTGGTTTCGGGCGGTGACCGCTTCGATACTTTTATCCTGTCGGTCAAACTGGGACTCGACCAGCTTCATTTCACTGCCCAATACCTTAAAGGATTGATTGATATCCCGGAGGGCGTTCTTAAACTCTTTTTCGCCTTCAACCCCAATTTTTAAGCCGAAATTATCTGCCACAATGCATCACCTCCTGTTTCTGAGCATGAAAAAACACCAAACAAAAAATTAGCTGGTGTTTGATTTATTAAATATGCTGATGTAATTTTTATGGTTTTTTATGGTTTTTTCTTATGGAATAATCTCATCTATCGTCCATTCCCGTTTTGGTTTCTCCAACCCCAGGAACTGCTTATGACAGGACCAGAGATCGAGCAGCTGTCCCAGTGGCATCAGCCAGACCTGATCCTCAGAACGGTTTAAATGGACGGTGCCATAATATAAAAGTCGAGTAAACAAGGCGTCATCATCTACTCGACTCTCACGTTTTTTAGGGGTTCACCATCAGAGGTATTCTCCTCACTTTCGACATGACGCTTGGTGCCACGCATCATGGCTTCGGTGATGGCATTTTTATAATCGGCCAGCTCCAGTGGGGTGGTTAAGAGCTCGACGGCTTCTTCGGTAAGCAAGGGTTTCTTTTCTTCATTTTGAAGATTATGAATCAGGATGCTTTGGTTGGCCAGCAGGGCAATCAGCCAGGTTACCTCATCCAGAGCCATTTCAAAGTTTTCATTCTTCATTAAGGTTTCACCCAGATTGGCAAGCCCACCATAACGTTTGGCGATTTCCTTGGTGGCTTTGGTGGTAAAGATCAGCGGATATTCCACACCACCGATTGTAACTACAGCCATTCGATCAGTATCCATCATCATGGGGTACCTCCGATACTGGCCATGGTATTTAGCCAGGTCTTTGCTTCAGCCTCGGTTGGGAAGGTGGCTTCTTCTTTCCAGACATCCAGCACGTTGGTTAGGATGGTGCCTTCAATGGTCGGGGTCTGGAAGTTGATGGCTTCCCCTCGAGTTTCCATACTTTCAGATGGGACACCAAATTTTACCTTGGTTAACCAAATGGCCCTGAAACCTCGGATATTGTTTTTAATGCTGGTGGCATAAAAGCCAACTCCGACAAAAGCCCCATCATCGGAGCCTTTGGCGGTCATTTTTTTATTGGTCCCACTTTCAATGGTCGTTAGGGTATGCCCTAAGATAAGCGCTCGGGTTTCATAGTCCAGATGATCCCCATTGAGGGTGAGCTTCCCGGACTTGAATTCTTTGACATTTTCGATGATCCGGTCATCGCCCCGCAGCACCCCTTCATTGACCTCGATATTCATATCAGCTTTGATCGCATACGCCATAATTCGGCCTTCTGCGTAGCTGGTGTCGGTTTCGGTTTCTGTCAATTTTGAACAGATGAGATATTTAAGTCCTATTTGTGCCATTTATACTTCCTCCACTTCATAGTCTTTTGCCACATCGATGGCATAATGGTAATAGCCGGTGTCGTCTTCATGACCAACATAACGCCGATCGGTGATGACAAACCCTGCTTTAATTAAAGCTGTTGTGAGTCGATTTTTTAAAGCAATGTAATTGTTCTTGCAAAAGATCGAAATCCGTACCTCCTCAACGGTGCGGAGGGGCAGATCGTCGCCATATAAGGCAAAGGTATCCGTCAGCGGGGTAATCACCATGTATTCATAGGCAGGTTCTTCAGAGAATTTTCCGGTTTCAACGGAAACATTCAACCCACTAATGATCTGATTGAGTTCGATTAGACTGTTCATAGGCTTTCGATCTCACTTTCTAGTTTATTCTTCATCGCTTCAATACAGGCCTTTCGCGACTTTGCTTTTGCTGGTTTGAGAAACGGTTTCGGCAGTTGGCCGCTTTTGCCGTATTCCAGAATATTGGCGATCTTGGCATTACTTTCGCCACCGGATCGGGGTTCAGAAAAACCAATCTTGAGATTGTAATTACCATAACTGTCTTTTTTAACGGGTGATACTCCCAAGGCTTCTTCCAACTCGCCGGTGGAGCGACTCTTAAGTTTCGTCTCGCTGCCAATAACCGCACTGAGATTGCTTTTAACTTTTTCAAGCACAACGTCACCACCAGCTTCTAACACTCTCGGTATGATTTCATCGGACTTTTCTGCCAGCTGCGATACTTTCAAGAGAAAATCATCCGGCATTTTGATCGTAATTTTAGCCACTGGTTTCCATCCTTTCACAGAGCACTTCAGTGTACATCCCGCGATTTTTTACATCTTCAACTGAAACGATGTTGTACCGTCCGGTATCACAAATAATGATCATGTTCGTTTTAACTGAGATGCCGTGAATCCTACGAAAGCGAAAAAGTGCTGAAGCCGACGTAAAAACAGCCCGATTTTTCCAGCTTTCATTGCCATGGCGATCTTCTTTATAGGCTCGCACTGATGCGATGATGCTATCGCCTTTGTTTACAAACCCTTCAGCATCTTTAATCGGTTGGGTGGTGATCAGATCGATCAAAGTATTCATTTTTCCAAAACTCATCTTATACCTGCCAATCCTTGTTCATTTGCAGCAGTCCATTGACCACCAACCAGACCTGGCTGCTGGCCTGAACGTTATCAGCAAAAAAGCCCCCGGTGCTGCCATCCCGGCTTTCATAGAAATGGGAGGACAGCATGATCACTGCCTGTTCAGTGGTGGGGGGCATATCATGCTTTGAATAAAAGCCATCTTCTTTTTTCTGATAGCTTTCCGCATAGGCGGTGGCAGTAAAGATTAGATTTTGTAAAAATTCATCGTCCTCATTGTGGTTTAGAATCAGATTGGCTTTGACTTTTTCCAGGAGTGTCTGCATCGCTGCCACCTCATTTCATTAATAGATTTCTGATCGATTATTCTAATTTCATCAAACCGGCTGCTTTAAGTCCAGCGAGTAAAGCATTAAAATCCGTTACTAATCCCGCAATGGTAGTCGCGGTGCTATCGGCTTGATTGGCGGCTTGGGGTAAACCCAATAAAATAGCACCCTCTTTAATGTCGAGGGTGCCGCTAATCACGGTTTTATCGCCGCCGTCGGTTGTATAGTTCTTTGTCGTATAACTCATGGTCCACCTATGCCTTTTGTTTCAGGGTCTTAATCGCTTCTGGTAAGATCAGCTTGCCATCAACCCGCTGAGTGGCCATAAAGCCGACCTGGCCAGTGGTGGCATAAAGCTCATTGAGCCGCTTAAAAGACCGGCCTTGGCGATCTGCTACCCAGTAATAGCTAAAGTCACCAAAAGCGATGGTTTTAGCGCCCGCGGCGATGTTTGGTACATAAGCCGAAGTTTTAACGGGACGGTTGAGAATCGTATCCGGAGTTCCAGCGGTAATCGATGGCTGCCAGATATAGTTGCCATTGCCATCTTTAAGTTTCCGGATGGCCTTAACGGTGGCGTCGTTGAGAATAAAGGTGGCACTTTTTCGGTAGGGGGATTTGAGGGCGTAAAACAGATCCATAATCTCATCTACCGTAATCGCCGTAGCACTGGCAGCGGTAATCCCGTCCTGGGCTCCGCCGGTAGCATTGAAGATCCCGGTTGGTTTACCGTTGCCATCGCCAATGAAGAAAGCTTCTTCCTCTTTAGCTCCGATCCGTCGGGCGAATTCTTTGGCAATGTAAGCTTCCAGGTTAAAGATGGAATCATTGAGCAGTTCTTCGGACACTTTTAACATGGTTCCCAGCTTATAGGCACTGATGGAAACCTGTCCAAAGGAGTCATCGCTCTCAGGAACAGCCCCTTCTTTATCAATCCAGGAAGCGGTGCCCTTGGTGGCCACCACGGGAATTTTACGATCGCCGCTGGCGGTGGTGATAACCTTAGCCAGAGTTCTGAAGATGTTTTCTTCTTCCAAGCCTTCCACCAGGGTGCGTTCAAACTCATCGGGAACCAGATAACCGCCTTCACTGTCGCTGCCAATTTGCAGGGCATTGGTGATTTCAAAGCTCAAGGATTTGTTTCTCATGGCATTCCAGAAGGAAGCCGCATACTCATCGCTGCCACGCCCCGTTTTAGGTTCTACCATGTCGGTGGGTTTTCCGGTAATCGGGGTATTGATTGGTTTTGAAAACTCCAGATCCAGGGTCTGTTGACGCTCGAGGCGATCGATTTCCTTACCGAGGTTTACTACATCGGCTTCCATTTTTTCATAGACTTCAATATCGGCAGCCGCTAAGATTCCATCCTGACCCCGTTTCTGATCGAGGAACGCTTTCGCATCCTCCCAGATTTTGGCCCGTTTTTCACGTAATTCTAAAATTCTTTTCATAGTTGTTTCCTCCACTTATTTAATCAAATTTAATCGTGTCTCAAACACGTCGACCGATATTCCTACTTCTTTGGGTGGTTGGGGGATTAGCTTATCGAGCAGGGAGTTGGTCACTGCCTGCCGGGAAAAGCTGTAATTCTCAACACCATCACAAGTCTCTCGCTCATCAAAGAGCATTTCATCGGCAAAGCCAAGTTCCAGTGCTTTGTTGGCATTGAGCCAGGTTTCACCATCCATCAGCTTTGACAGTTTCGCCCGGGGTTGGCCGGTTTTAAGCTCATAGGCGTTGATAATACTTTCCTTCACTTCATCTAGCATCTGAATGGCTTTTTTCATTTCAGCACTGTCGCCAATGGCCACAGTCAGAGGGTTGTGAATCATCATCAGACTGGTGGGTGAGACCTTAACCGTTGTTCCGGCCATGGCAATCAGCACCACCCGTCTAACGGGTGGTTTGCTCTGAGGCTATAAGCCTCTGTTACCGGCCGGCGCCTCAAGACGCTGGCCTTCACTTCGTTCAGGCTCTATTGCCTTTGCCACTTTTGCTTGCCCCTAAAGGAGCTTTCGTATTACCAGCTATCCCCTAAAGGGGTCTTCATATTCCTTCACACTCAATTTATCCAATGCTATATCATGTTTTTCTTGTTCTTCGATATATTTCCGTATTGTTGCTTCATTTAGCCCAACCGTGCTAACATAATATCCTTCCGCCCAGAAATGTCTGTTTCCGAACTTATATTTCAAATTTGCATGTTTGTCAAATATCATCAATGCGCTTTTTCCTTTGAGGTATCCCATAAATTGAGACACACTTATTTTGGGCGGAATACTCACCAGCATATGCACATGGTCTGCCATCAGATGCCCTTCAATAATCTCAACTCCCTTGTATTTACACAATTGCCTTAATATTTCACCAATACTTTCCCGGTATTGATTATAAATTATTTTTCGTCTATACTTAGATGTAAATACAATATGATATTTGCACATCCATTTTGTATGGGATAGACTATTTGTCTTATTTGCCATTAAATCACCTTTCCTTACTTTTGATAGAGCCTGAACATCTCTATCTTACATGGAAAGGTGATTTTTGGGTATAACCCTTTTGCCCACCACCCGCATAGCAGGTGGTTTATTGTTTTGCCCGCTTTGCGTGCTCAACAGACTAAAGTCAAAATCACCGATGCAGCACTGGCTGCTATCCCATCGATCTTGACTGTCACATTACCCTTATAATCCATCAGCATGTTGTAAATCTGACTGGCGGCAATACAGTCGCCACCGGGGCTGTTGATCCAGATATCAATGTCGCCTTCACCGGAGACCAGTTCTGATTTAAACTGCTTGGGGGTTATTTCGTCACCGAACCAGCTTTCTTCTGCGATGGCTCCATTGAGATATAGGGTCCGTGACCCATCTTCGTTTTTAATCCAATTCCAAAATTTCTTCATTCATTTCCTCACTTTCATTTGTATTTGCAAAGGCCCCAGCATCTTCCAGTTTTGTCATGGCACCGTTAATCAGGTACAGATCGCCGCCCAATGCTTCAGGGATGCGATTCAGGTTTTCTAGTTCCCGGATATCGTTGGTGGACAGCCAGCCGTTTTGTCGACCAGTGGCATACCCGGCCATGCGGGAAGCATAGTCACCCCTAAGAAGACCATCCACCGAAAAGCGGATAAAGTATTGGCTTTTTTCACTGTCACTCAGCAGGGCTTTCTGCATCGATTGTTCCCAGCGAATCACCCAGGGATCCAAAGTGTATTTGACAAACTCCAACGACTGTTGCTCGATGTTTGAAAAACTGGACTTCTCCAAGTCTCCAATCATATGGGGTGGAATCCTGAAAATCCGAGCGATTTCATTGATTTGAAACTTTCGGGTTTCCAGAAACTGGGCCTGTTCCGGGGGAATGCCAATCGAAGTAAACCGCATCCCTTCTTCAAGGACTGCGATCCGATGGGCGTTGCTGCTGCCCTGATAGACCGCATTCCAGCTTTCCCGGACCCGTTTGGGGTCTTTGACTACCCCAGGATGCTCCAAAACACCCCCGGGATTGGCGCCGTTGCTAAAAAACTTGGAGCCATACTCTTCAGTGGCGATGGCCATTCCGATGGCGTTTTTCGCCATGGCTATCGGTGAATAGCCAATCAAGCCATCAAAACCAAGGCCGGGGATGTGCAGAACCATTTCTTTACGCATCACCACTTCGCCCTTGTCACTCTGATATTTGTAGAAAAGCTCTCCATTTGAAGCTCGATCAACGGTTATTTTATCTGGCATTAAGGGATAAAGCGCCATCACCTGTCCCCTTCCATCGCGGATAATCTGAGCATAAGCGTTGCCCCAAAGCAAAAGATGACTCATCAGTGTTTCGCGAAACACGAAAGAAGTCATCTCAGGGTTTGGTTCATGCTGGAGGAGCTGATATAATGGATGCTCCTCGGCTTTTTCTTTGCCGTTATCGGTGTACTGATAGGTGTGAAGCGGCAGGCTGGCGATGGTTTCGGCCAGGATCCGCACACAAGAGTAAACAGCGGTGGTCTGCATCGCCGTTCGCTCGTTGACCGTTTTTCCGGCGGTGGTGCCGCCGAAGAAAAAGCTGAAGGGGTTGTTATCGAGATAGTTTTTTGGTTTATCTCGAGAATGGAATAGATCTCTTAATCGACTCATAGGTTCCTCCGTAAGAAATTTTTTATTAGCTTAGCTATTTTTATTAATCACAATATCAATATCCCACGCTCATCATAAACACTGCCACCAATATTCCCACCGCAGCGTATAGCCCGGTCCAGTGCCATAATAGTAGCCACAGCCCCATCAATCCGCTCGGTGGATTTCTCTTTATCCGGTTTGATGTTTCCAGCGGGGTCAGTCCGGACATAAATGTTGTCCATCATCCATCTGAGAACCGGATGACCGCCATGAGCGATTTTCTCCTCTAGCGTCAGCTTCATCAGCTCTTTGGTTGGCGGTGACATATCTTTGAAACCTTGACCAAAGGGAACCACGGTAAATCCTAGGCCTTCGAGGTTTTGTACCATCTGAACAGCACCCCAGCGGTCAAAGGCGATCTCTCGGATGTTATACCTGGTGCCCAGTTCATCAATGAAGTTTTCGATAAAACCGTAATGGACCACATTTCCTTCGGTGGTTTGCATATGGTTTTGCTTTTCCCACACATCGTAGGGGACGTGATCCCGTCGGACTCGTTGTTCGATGTTTTCCTCTGGAATCCAGAAAAATGGCATTATGACATACTTTTCATCGTCGTACTTGGGTGGAAAGACCAACACAAAGGCGGTGATATCAATGGAGCTGGAAAGATCGAGGCCACCATAGCATTCTCTGCCAAGAAGATCGTCTGGATCAATTGACTCGCCACACTTATCCCACTTTTCCATCGGCATCCAGCGAACGGATTGTTTCACCCATTGGTTGAGTCGCAGCTGCCGAAATAGATTCTCTTCAGCCGGGTTTTCTTTAGCGTTGTTACAGGCGACGTGAATCTTGTCTATACCAACTGTGATCCCCATGGATGGGTTGGCTTTTGCCCATACCTTGGGGTCAGTCCAATCCTCATTTTCGCCAGCACCATAGATAACCGGATAAAAGGTGGGATCAATCTTTCTTCCAGCCAGAATATCCTCAGCTTTCTGATGAACCTCCCAGCAAATGGAATGGCGATCGGTCCCAGCGGTGGTGATTAAAAAATACAGCGGTTGCTTTCTGGCATCCCCGGAGCCGTGGAGCATGACGTCATACAGGTTTCGATTAGGTTGGGCATGTAATTCGTCAAAGACAACGCCGTGAACGTTCAGACCATGCTTAGTGTAAGCTTCGGCTGACAATACCTGATAGAAGCTACCCAACGGTTTATAGACCAGTCGCTTCTGGGATAAGATTGGTTTGATTCGAGATTTCAGCGCTGGGCATTGGTCCACCATATCGACGGCTACATCAAAGACAATTGATGCCTGTTGTCTGTCAGAAGCACAGCCATAGATTTCACCGCCGTGCTCGTAGTCGCCACAGGTTAAGAGTAGGGCTACTGCAGCTGCCAGTTCACTGTTATGGGTTGGCAAAAAAGAGCGCCCCACCAAATATTGATGAGACGGGCTATCCACTTGTATGCACTGCATTCCGTTATTGGTTATGGGCTCAATCGTATCAATATAGCGGTAGTGACTCCGTGTTTCAGGGTTTCGTTTTACACATCTGGTTTGTTTCCGATACAATCCGCTGACTGAAATGTCACTAAAAGCGGTGAATTTTACATTGTACAGTGTTTCTCCTGTGGCAATTCTGCCACATTCTTTGCTTTTTTGGCTCCAATCTTTTCTTTGCGTTGAGGGTGCTACGGTAATCGCATTTTTAATTCCCAAACTCCATAACAACTCACTAACGCTTTCTGACAAGGCTTTTTCGGTTGAGGTATAAATAGCTTGTCCTTTTACATTACTGATTGAACCATCAGAATCCATCAGTCCCCAAAGTAATCGGATTCGTTGCTCTTTCGAAGAACGTAGATAATCAATCGTAATTACCTTTTCGTGGTAGCTTTTTAATAGTATTGGCCTGAGTGCGGGTATCCGAAAAACCAAACTATCACCGACATTCTTCCACGTGCTGACCACTTCGTAAAAGGGGATGATATGCTTTAGCACACCGGCGACGTCTTCGGTTTTTATCGTGATTTCAGGTTTGACGGCATTGCCGTTACCAAGCCAATAACCCATCAAATACGGTTCTATTGGCAAGTCAGCCGTGTCGTTTTTGATGCAATCGGCAACCGGAATTCTAAAACGAGTACACCCTTTATCTTTGGGCATGCGAAAAATTTCACCAGTTGTCATCATCCGCTTCTTGCGTTTGCCATAAGTGTATTCCCCTACCCATTGATGGTTTTCCCCTGCTTCAATAACTTCACCATCTTTAAATGTAATACGATAAGCTTGTTCGAAAAAATCGATCTTACTTTTTGCAGCAACACGGCAAGGCTGGCCCTTCTCATCGAAAA